GTTGTTGAAACTGCTGGTACGATCTGCGAAAGATCTTTTTCTGTGACGTTAACGCCTGGACTTACTTGGAATCCCATTGTTTATTCTCCTTTAACGGCTGTTATGCTTAACGATAATATTTATGAAAATACTATTTTCGCACCATCACAAAATTACTTCTATACCTCTTATGTAGGGATTACCAGTCTTCGGTCGAACGCCAGATATCACCCTGGTCATCAATCTCATAGTCCATACCATCACCAGTATCGATAAAACCAAACGGTAACATTTCATCCTCAATTTGTTTCATTTTATCTTCGAAGAGTTCTTTTCTGATATCTGTGTTCATCAGATCTTTCCAGTAATCCTGACTGGTCAACCACGCAAACATTACCAATGTCATTGCCAAGTCATCGTTGTGTCCATCGTCTGCTTCGAACGACTGCTTCTTTGCAACAAAGGAAGTCATCTCTGCTATGGTATTGAAGTCTTCAACCAGTAACTGATCACCCTCAACAAGACTTTTGAGTGTAGCACATCCCACACGTTTAGTGACAGTGGTTTGTCTGATACCCATGATCGACTCACCTTGACCGAATCCACCACTCAGAACCTGACCCTTTCGTCCCTTCACAGTACACATGAGAATGTTATCATATTCAAGATCGGCATGTAAGATGTCTGCAACCTGTCCACCAATATCATTTACCTCGATAAACACATGTGCTGTATTATATTTTTTACCAACGGCATTTATTATGTTAGGATAGAGCATGGGTGCGATCGTATTGCTTCGATATGTTGCAACCACTGTATATGGCATCTGTGTCGTATCAAACACACTGAATGCACTGTAATCATTCCCCTGACCTCTCGCAGTGTCCACTGTCATTACATAATGATGATCTTGTTTTGGTTCTTCGTATACAAGAAGTCCTTCTCCATCATCATATATGGGTTCCTTATATGCCATCGATTTTAGTTTCGATGTAGATATCAAAGTGTGAACAGAACCAATGAAGTCACATTCGAATTCAGTTGCAAACTGCTCTTGTGATGTGTTGGAAATCGTTTGCTGTTTCCACTTTTCATCTCGTCCCGGAACGGCAGACCAGTGTACCTCTATAGGAACATATTCGTTCCTACCATTCTCTGCGTCAGTCCAGAACTTGTAAAACATGTTAAGTCCCTTGGGTGTCGATACCATGAGGACTTTGGTGGTTTTACCAGAGGAGATGGTAGGGTATACCGAACTAAAAAACTCACCCGCTACGTTCTCTGGGACGTATGCAAATTCGTCTAGGAAGATCATGTTGAACGATCCACCACGAACAGCACTGGAAGATGTTGCAGATGCAAGTATCTTTGAACCATTCTCCAGTTCGATAGATCCTTTGTTCCACTCGATGATACCTTGCTGCATCCACTTCGGTAGATATTCATATGCCAGTTTCAAACGAGACAGAAGTTCGCGTGCGGTTGCGAGTTTGTTTGCTAGAATGGCAACAGAGACACTCTGGTTGAAGAGTGTGTAGTGTAGCAGATAGGAAATCATAGTTGTTGATTTACCTGTCTGTCGAGGCAGTTTAGCAATTACAAAACGATTGTTGTGAACTTTCTCAATTATCTCTTCTTGAAAATCCCACATTTCGAATGGCACAAGACCCTCGTCGAGCGAGACAATCTTGATGTAGTTTTTGATGAAGTAGGTTGGATCTGAGGCACATTTTAAATATTCCTGTACCTGATCTTCGGTAAACTCTACAGGAACATCTGCTGCCTTGAGATTGTGGTTGCCGAGATATTTCTCACTCATGGTCTATAAACTTTGTTGTACTCCGACTATCATTGATCATGTCCAACAGTTCTTTAGTTGAACCAACATAAATCGAATTGTTTGTAGTGTTCTTCACATTGTTGGTTGTCTTATCTTTCTTGATATCACCCATTCTCTTATGCAGATCTACGAGATCTTTATTTGCTTCGGAGACAACCTTGATCATCTGTGCAGCAACCTCGTATGCTCGGGGTGATTCTCCCTCTGATGCAACAGCAAGAATACCATCAATGGCACCTGTGCCTGTGTTGATCAGTTCTTTTAGGTTATTCCTCACCAATCTATAGTCAACATCTTCATCACCTTTCGGGGCATCCGTGGTGATCTCTGTTGGTTTATGTGGAACTATGTCTTGGGTTTCGGCATCAGGATCGAAGTTTATGTTCAATGCTTCTGATATCTTTTCGTCTGAATTATCTTTACTCATGATTAATTACTCCATTCAATATGTATTACCCTCAGCATCAATCGGTGGACCCGCAGTATAACCCGTTGCACCTCTGACGTAAATATTAGTTTCTGCTGTATACCCTGACACAGTACCTGTTGCACCAGATAGTCCGACATCAACGCGGGAGAACGCACCTGTCGCGCCCTGAGAGGTTGCCCCTGTGGGTCCGTAGATCCAGTCGTTTAGTCCATCATTGAAGAATACAGTCTTGGTTTGACGGATAACGGAAGAGTTCTTCGTTGGACCGAAGCAGAATGACTTAGCAGTAAAGTCAAAGTTTATCTGGATGTTTCTTCTTGAATCAAAGTCTCCCTCATAATCCTCGACGATTGACACATTGTTGAGAATGATAGGGACATCCAGTTTATCATAGAGTGTCGTGAAGTTGATTGAGACTGTGAACTCTGGTGTGAAGTAAGGCAGAATCTGTTCCATGATCTGCAATCCGTCGTCCATGTTTCGTGTGAATGCAGAGACAGCAAAGTTGAAGTTGTATGGAACTTCTGCAAACGCATAATCCAGAGTAGATCCGGCACCTGTCTGTGTAGATTGTCTGCTCTTCGATAGTGTGTTTCTTTTTCTCGATGGATCGTATGATACATCTGTAATCTCAAATCCGATACGAGGAAGTGTAATTTCTGCTTTGGCAGAATCACTCAAAGAATTGTAGTTATTGAGTCGAGTAAGAAACTTTTCCTTTGGTCCATATGATAAAGGAACCCGGATACGTTCTACTTCTGCACCCGAAGAATCACTTCGTGCAATAACGATGTCATTGAATAACGATCCGAATGCCACAACGGTTTTTCTCACGGAACTATTATAGAAATGTGTAAACATTAATAGTTACCCTCCGAGAACGGATCATTCTCTGTGAAGTCGAATATAGAATCAGAATCAATTTCAAACTCTATTGATTCATTGTCACCATCACTACCTCCAGTAACACCTTGTGTGATGACTGTTGTCGTAGTTACCTGTGAGTCCAGTGCATAACTGGTTCCGGTTGTTCGTCCAATGACATTCTGTGAGTTGGAGAATGTTCCAGAGATACCAACAATAGAAAGCAACTTCGTGGATAATGTCCAGTCCGTAACCTTAGCAAGTGCCGTCTCTGATCCAACAGAACCCTGATAAACTTCTTCTCCGATACGGAAGTCCTGTCCCGCATTGAGAGTTCCCAGTGTGAGTTCAATCTCAAACTCCTGTCTATCATCTTCGAGTGCATCGATGTCCGAGTATCCGGTGTCGATTTCTTCGTGACTGTAGACGAACAGTTCGCATGAGACTTTATATGTGTGAAGTTTACCTAATTGATAGAATGGATTTTCGTGTTCAACAAACTTAATTTCAAACAAACCCTTCGAGAGTGGGAAGTAAATTAAATCACCTTCTCGGGGTTTTTGAATTGATGCCTCGTTTACTGTAACGACTTGTTCGAATCGTTTCTTGGCAAAGACAAGACTTACACTGTCTCGTATCTCAAGTCCAAACTTAGAAACAAAGTCGCCGTCTCCTTCAAATCCATCTGCACTTTCAATATACATTTCGAGCGAGTACCCATCATCAAATTTTGACTGGGTGTCTTCACCGAACAGTTTATCTTCATTCATCAGAGTTCGGGGTATATACACCATATCCTCACCGTGCATTTTAATTGCTTCCACGGTGAGATCTTCAATGAGTCTTTGCTCACTCCCGATGTTTCGTCTGAAATAAGAATTTTTTGCCATTTTATCCTACCATAAAATTCGGTGGTAACTCGTACTTGAGTTGAACTTCTTCTTCTATCTTTGTAATTTCTTCTTGTCCCTGAGAGTATAACTCTGCACCATTGTATGAAAGACCACCGGGAAGTGTGATGTTTTGGAACTTGGATAAGTTCATTCCCCACTGTCTTTTGATCAGTGATGTAATATACTCTTTCAAAAGTCTATCATTATAGATTTCTGTGTATGTGTCTGGATCTAGAATAGAGTATGCTTCGATTACAACGAAGTCATCAACAGTAAATTGCTCCGACCAGTCAGTGTCGATCAGTAGTTTATTTGTTACTCTAGAAAATCGAACTGCCTTTTCCGGATCTAGCATCTGTTGAATAAGTGCAAGGTGTCTTTTTGTAATATCATATTGTGCAAGATTACCCATACCAGTACGCACTCCGTAGAAATCATTAAGCGCCATTTGATACCGAACATCAAACATGTTCACGCTGTTGTTTCCTTGTTCGAAGATTCTCGTTACAGAGATAACAGATGGATCGACACCTTCCATATTAATATATTCATTTGTGATATCTTCTGCTGTTAATTGATACTTATAGAATTGTTTTTGCACACCATCAAAATGGTATTCTGCAAAGAATTGAAGTGCATCGTCAAGTCTATCTTCTACCTGTGCATCATCAACATTGATCTCGATCACAGGATCCCCGAGTCTTCTCAGGGCATAGTCCTTCAGTTGTTGTCTCGTTGCTGGTTGTGCCATCTAAAATGCTCCTCTTCTTTTTATATGTATGATTTCTAGTGCATTTTCTAATGGCAGTTCCTTCACCACCTCTTGGTTTTCTAAACTTTTTCGAACATCTATTTTTGTTTACCAAGGAAACGTCGTACCTTCCTGATCCTTTCTGACTCGATTCGGGCCTCGTCATCATAGATCTTTTTGTAATTTTTAAACTCGTTCAATCTCGAAATGAAACGATCCCCATCTTCCCAAGGAATAGGAAGGGGGATTATTGTCGAACCATTACTTTTGTAATGCTCTCGATTTTGGATATAGACTCTGGTTCTTTGATCGTGTGGTGGATCATAGTCCGGTTCTAGTTTTTTAAAAAGTTGAATATCTATTTCTTCATTATTTATTATGACTCTATCTTCGTCTACATTATGAATAAATCTGTTCATGTATTATTCCATCATGGTTTCGTGCTAAATCCATATCCTGTTCGACTAAACGTCTCTGCCGACACCACATTAACAAACGATCCCTTAGCAACAGTAACACTAGTTGTATTTCCTAATTTAATTACCTTTGCATCAATAATTTCTTTACCATTAGAAATTCCAACAATAGAGGATGTTTTACTCTTTGCTGATTCTGTTTCTTCTACATTCAACCTTCTAAATTCTGTTAGATCATTCCATAGGGCCAATACTTCGGATCCTCGGAACAGAACACCTTGACCTTCTGCATTTTGTACGGTGTAAGCAAGTTGAGTTCCATTTGAATTACCTGCGTTGATCGACGTAACCACTTGACCCAACACACTCATATTTTCTGGGTTTGCTACGAAGGAAAACTCTCCTCCGCCTGTTACACCAGTATGTGTAGTACCCACTGCACCGACATATCCAGTCGTTCCACTAAATCCTGCACATCCACCTTCACCTAAGAATAGAGTACAAAATGCATTAGTAGATGAACCCACCGGTCCTGGCATGTTAGTCTGTCCTGTGAGTCTCAAGTATTCTAAGTCGTCGGTATCTGACTGTAGTTCGTTTCTTACAATACTTTGATATGTTGCTGGAGTTACAAGATCTAGTCCTCCAACTCCGTTCGCACCACTGTTTCCTCCGGTGGACTGTACTGCGTAGTGAGCAGCACAAGACATACCTTTTATGAATCCACCAGAAATTTGTGGGTAATTGTAGTCCCCGGTTCCTGTGACATTTTTGAGTAATAGTCTATGTCGTTGTGGATCCCAGTTCGTCACAATTCCTTCGTAGAAATCTCTCTTCAGCAGACCCGGGGAATTTCCGGAACTTACATCAAACAGATTACAGAATCGAGGTCCGTCAGCGTCCATGTAGTATGCAACACCCGGTTGCCATTTATCGTCACCTAGATTTGCAGTGCTTCCATCCGCAGAACCAGTCTGTCCTCTTGCCTGAAGAACTGTACCAAGACAACCACTAATTAGTTCGCTTCCTGAAGTTACACCGATAACCAATTCGTCCATGTAACCAGACCATCTCTTAGTTCGATCATCCGCCTGACCAGGATTAAATACTGCCCCGAGAGAGAATGGTGCAGAGTTTAACTTTATACCTCCGCCGTCTGTAGATTGATTTTGTGTTCTTATTCCGTTTACAAACGAAGTGACAGTTGCTCCTGCTGCACTTGTAGCATATGCAACTGCGATATGATGCCACTTTTGTCTGGGAATAAGAATACCACTAGTTGGTCCTGTGGATGCAGTGGTTAATGTAGTTACAGTTATTGAGTTGTTTAATCCTTGTGTACCAGTGTCTGCCGCATCGCTCCAGTGGAATTTAACAACATCTCCTTCTGATTTTAGAGCAAAAGAGTCTCCGCTTCCTCCGGTGACACCACCAAGCGGACCGGATGCTCCACTCTCAGGTCCAGTAAATCCATCAGTGTCAAGTTTACCTACGATTACGGAATCCAATCCCGAAAAAGTTGGGAAATATAACCATGCACTTAACAGGAAGTTGTCTCCTGTTACTGCACCACCTCTACTTGGAAGGATTATAGATCCATATTGGAAAGATATAGATCTTTCGTGACAACCCGCAGTTAGTCCCTGCCAGTTACCACCAAATGGGGTTTGGTAAATTGGAGTAGGGGATTCTGGTTGAATAAAAGCAGCAGTTTCTGGAGTTTCTGATCTAGTATGCGCCCGAACTTTGTCTATTTCGACTCTCTCACCTGCTGCATAATCACCACACCCGATGATCGGTCTGTAATACCAACCGTCCTCTGCCGTTCCACCGGCGGATGCTCTTCTTTGGGTGGGAATACGTTGAGTTGCCCGAGGGTCTGTTCTGGTGACTTATATATGAGTTTTTAATTTGTCCAATAACGCTTGATCCATAGTGAAAACATCATACGCCGCCTTTGATCGATAGCGTGATGTGTTTGCCTCGGCATCTAAAATATCTACAATTATGCCGTTTTTGTCTAAAACTATGGTCTTTTTTGTGTTATTTGTTACTGACATATAGTTACCTTAGTTTACACCTGATGATGGGTTAATATGCGATGAAGAATCAACTGTCCAACTATCACCACTATTTGGAACAACCTCACCAGATTCTAGTTCTGTTATACCTACTTTATTTATGAATGAACCCAACTTGACAGAACCGTGTGCCACACTCATCCCTGCATAGATGGTAGGAGTTGTGGTTATAGTGATAGTATTGCTACTGCCAGGAGTCAATGTTCTAGAGATAACGGAGATAGCATTTTCACAATTTATAATAGAGTCTTGTATTGAGAAGAAATTATATTCTGAATTATCTCTTGCATAGGCAAAGTTTGCTTGAATGTTTGAATTCTGTTTTGCATAGTATCCACCACTGGTTCTAATACAGGCAGTGTTCTTTGCATTGATGTTACTATTTGCTCTTGAGTAAAAACCAGCACCCGAACAACTTCTTACAAAAGTATAATCTGCATCAACAGATGAGTTCTCCATAGCGTAAGCACCAACATTTCTCATAAGAGTTATAAATGATCTTTCTGAGTTGACTGATGAGTTATTGTATGCCATTATACCGATTCCATATGGATGATCGATAAATGTATATGTCGTGTCCTCTGGTTCTGGTGGATCTGAGTCGCATTGTGCTACACACAGGCCCGCGAATTCGGTGTCGCCGGGACATGGACAAAGATTTGCTCTTGGTCCGCCAGGTGGACAGAAATCACACTCTAATTTTTGACCGGGAAGTCCATCACAATCTGTTCCAAAATCTATGCATGAAGACGGATTATCGCAGAAACATGGTAGTCCACCTACCCCGCCGTTGACATCGCAGCAACACGAATCTCCATTATTACAACTGTCATTTCCCGCACCGTCTACGCAGTTGGTATTACAACAAGGATCACCCGTGCAATCTGCATCTTGGCATCTATCTCCACAAGTACATGGAATGACTCCATCACTATAGCATCCGGGATTACACTCGTCAAAGATCGGTGAGTTGCCATCACAGCAAGGAGGTCCGCTTACACAACACTCGCCCTGAGAGGGACCGCAATTACATCCATCGCAGATGCCGCAATTATTGCACTCCGCCGGTATGTCGGGGCAATTAAGGTCACACTGTTGTCCACAAGTTAAGGAGTCACAACCACACGCCGCATTCTGATCATCGGCGGCACAAAACTGGGGGGTATTGGCCTCGTCCCCACAGAATGTCCCGTTGGCACAGGAACCCTGACCGGGAACGAACTCTTCGTAACAACAACAAAGATTGAACGCCGGACACGGGAACGAGTCGTCGTTGAAAGATTGTTCTCCGCCCGATTCCTCACCACCAGTAGAATTAAATTCATCCCAAGGTGATGTATTAGAGAAGAATCCTGGCGGATAACAAACACCCCCACTAATATCTTCCTCAGAAGTACCACATGCTTGATTTGGTACATACTCTCTGGGTGTTACTGTTTCTGGTAAAACTCCATTACCGACTGACATAGAACCAGAACCATCGACAAAAATAATACCGTAAGGGGGAACTTCATTAGTTAACTCATCTCTCAGCGGTAGATTTTCTCCACTAGAGGTAGGAAACATTGCTTTAAGATAAACTTGATTTCCGGTGTTCAATGGGTAGTAATTAAATGTATCTCTTATAGGATCTCGCATTAAATTGTAAGGATCTTTGAAAGAGTTCCAAACACATGACGTTTTCACAAAACTACCATCTCCAAGTGGAAGCAGTAGAGTTTTTCCTGTATCAAGTTCGGCTACGTCAGAACCAACATTTTTTAGATCAATTACATATTGAGAATATCCAGCAGAAGCAATGAGTGAATTACCTACTTGTAAAGATGAGTTATTGTTTGCAATTGCACCAATGATATCACAACCAGTTAGTGTTGAATTGTTTGAAATTAACGTAGAATTATCTTGTGCAACCAAACCGAAAGAACAATCTGATATTGCTACTCTATTTAATTCTACGAATGAATTGCTGTGTGATACGATACCTGCATACCAACCAGAAAGACCAATGTTACTTGAATCTCTTGATCCAAACAACGCATTTTTATACACTAAAATTCCCTCACCATTTGAAGATGCTGGGTTTATTTCATTGAAGTGTTTGAATCTAACATCACCTTGTAAAACAATGTCTGCCATACGGTCAAGTGTACTATTATCTGAGACAACCAACCCCTTGACAACATTTGCCCTAGATCCTGTATCTGGTCTCTTAAAGTCAAATACTGTTTTAACAATGGTTGCAGATATCTTGTGATTAGAAATTATCTCAACACCATCAGTTGTATCTATTCCAGAAAGTGATAAACTCCCATACTTTCCAACAGGACTTGCGTCTTCGTAAGTATTCTCCACACTATCGTTAGGATAACTACCAACATAAATATCGTCACCTACGGTAAGATCTCCCCCATCAGTTACTTTAGATTTTCCTAATTTATGAAGGAAGTTTTTTCCACGGGATCTAAAAGTTAGAGTGTTATCTACCGAATTTACATTGATAATCTCAAAACAACCAAGAGTGTTTGTTCGGGAATCTGTATTCCCACCTGTTAGTCCTTCACCATAAGAATATCCCTCTTGACGACCTGAAGGATTGTAAGTATTCGTTGTATTTATTTCATCTCGTAGTAAAATATAATCTCCAACTTCAATACCAGATACACTGGGTGCAACCGGACTACTCGGAAGTGGAACTAAACTTTCTTTGCTTGCTACCTTAATCGTAATTCTATTATCTACCAGAGATCCAACACCAAATCCATTCGCTGTTTTATTTTCAACCGCGTCGTACTTATAAGATGTTACCTGCTGTAAGACAAAAGGCAACGATTGCTCACCAATAAGATCTATTCTTTTTTTGTCTTTGTTCCGGACATGAATCGGAGATCCAAAGGTATATGTTCCTCTGGCGCACTGAATTCTACCATGACCTGATTCTGTAAAAAACATTCGGGAGAAGTCTGCAAATGCTCTGTTTGGGTTATAGTAAGGATTTGTTATACTTCCATCACCAGTATCATCACTCCCATTAGGAGAACAATGTAATATGGTAAGGTCATCAACCAAGTTTATTGGAAGTTGTCCTTGTGGTATTTTAATTGCACTTTGATCAGCCATTTTGCTTTATATTCTCCTAGAGTTCAGAATCTACAGTAACCCATATTCTACCAGATACGTTGTTTGGTTTTGATGATCCGGGTCTTCCGCCGTTTGGATTGTGTCCGGTGTTTAGATCTTCTACCAATGTTCCAACAACGCCGGTCTTGGTAATTTGGATGACAAACCCGTCAACCTCTTTATGTAGTATACTTATTCCACGGTTTGGATCTGCTGATGTCCAATCACCATATATTTGTCTTGCCACCCAGAAGTTGTTTCTTTTTTCATCCATCTTGATTAGTTCAGAAACATCGCTATCTGTTGCAATAACTCCATTTGTGGCAACAAATCCACGGATGGTTTCGAAGTACCTTTTACAATCTCTAATTTCATCTCCGATACTTCTTTGTTCAAAGTCCGTGCTTTGCTCACCTGCTTCTAGTTGAACCTGAGAAAAATCAATCGCTTCTGTTGCTCCCGTGTTCCATCCAAGAACAGCAGATGTAGCATCACCGGCAGTTCCCGTCTGAAGATAAAATCTAGCAGCGAGATAACTACTTGCGGTGTTACCATAACCAGTGGGTGTTTCAGTTCCAACATCACCCAGAGTTTTTCCCGCTAAATCAGGAACACTAAATGTGTGTGAATATTTCGCCCAGTCAGATCCTAGTTGGAAAGTTGCTCCGGAGAGTGGCACATCTACACTGTGGTTACTAGCACCAGTTCCAAAAACTTGAACAAGCGCCGAACTAATAACTCTAGATGACCCACTGACCGTGGTAAATCTACTCTTGAATGAAAGTGTCGCACTCTTACCAGCAAGAGTTTTTACATTTTCGATTCTTTGCTCTAGGAATGCTTCTGTGGTTTCACCGTTAGCAAAGGTTGCCGGTCCGTATAACGCAGAGAGTGATGATCCAGTTCCACTGGTTTGTACTCTTAAGTAATGATTACTGGTAGGATTAAATCCTTGAGGACCGTCTATATCATGTTGTTTTCTTGAGACTACAACTTCTGGTTGAACACCAATGGTAGTTCCCACGGCAAAATATCTCCAGCGATCAGCAGTATATTCAAAGGTTGAACCGAGTGTAGTTTCTCCAAATCCAAATTGATATGCGTTAAACTCACCACGTTGACAGATATTGAAATCGCCATTGATAATAGCATTTCTTCTTTCTTGTGGACCTTGATGTCCTCTTAGATTTATTGCACTACTTGCGTACATTTAGTTTAATTCCTTTTCTATCAGAAAGATGAAAGTGCTACTCGTTTCCATGTGTCGCCTTCTACACACACATAGAAGTGTGTGTTACTCCATGCAATGTCTCCAGTATTACCAGAAGCAGATGAAGTCGCAGGGACCACCGGACCAGTTCCACCAGACTCATCTGATCCGAGACGGAATCTACCCTTGACATCGATGCTTGCTCGTTCAACACCATCCGTATCAAACGACATTTTATTTGTACTATGATCGTACTTGATTTTTCCTTCATCTACGACACCAGCAGTATTGTGGAATCGTAAAGAACCTGTTTTGCTTCCTAGAGATCTAACTTCGATTGCTGGATCACCTGTTCCGTGACAAACAATCTTTGTATCAGAACCATAGACATAAAGATCAGATGCAACCGAGGCATCTGGATCAATACATTCTGAACCAACGGAAAGACTGTGCGAGAATGCACCAGTAGAACCGAAACTTATTCCATTCGTTGTTGATGTAATGCCATGTGCAGCAAATGAACCCCTAACATCTAAAGATGCTCCGGGTGCTGCGATACCAATACCCACATCACCATCCATGTAAGAAATATCTGGAGCGTTTGTTTCCCACTGAGAGAAAGTTACACCGTGGAAGGTTGTACCAGATGCACTATCGTTTACTAGTGCTACAGTTGCAGTAGTTCCGGCGACAGGTCTACCAATTGGAAGTGTATATCCATCTGTTCCGTTATTTGTTACTTCTACAGAAACACTCTTGAAAGTTCCCTGAACATCCAGCGATGCTCCGGGGGTTAACGTACCAATACCAACTCTGTGTTCTATTGCAGATCCAAGTGAAGTTCCCACCGTAAATACAGGGAGATCATCGTTTCCTGTTATTACAAACCCATCACCAGAAACACCCTTGATTCTAATAAAGTTTTCTGTTGCGGTGTCTTCATAAATTCTAACTTGTGCTGTAATACCGTCGAGACGAATTCCATCTGTATCTCCACCGGCAGTTCCACCGATGTGTAGTCGGGACTTGGGATCTGTATTGTTGATACCCAAGTATCCACCAGTACCAAGACGCATTCTTTCTGTTCCTACTACGTCAGAGGTTCCTTGTGATGTAGCAAACACAAGATCTTCACCACTGTTCGGTCTCAAGTCTCTGATCAGTGGTTTATAATCATAATATCCATCGTCAGAATCTTTGTCGTAGATGAGAATATCACCATCATCAACTCCGGTGTCATAAACATTCGTAAGTTCACCGGCAGTCAATGCTACATCAAGTCCATTGATGAGCGATGCTTTTGCTGCTGATGTGAGTTTGATAATGTAGTTCACAACACCGTATGGTTGTAGGTTATTGTGACTTAAATTCTGTCCAGTATTGGTTAATGAAAAATTATCAAAAGATGTTGCGATTGATCCTGTGATGTCAATGTTGCCAGTTCCGTCTTCAGTTTGGAGATTTAGACTTCCCGAACCAAAGGTTGCATTACCGATGATGTCGATTTCACCGTGATCACCAAGTGCCGATCCACCCGGTCCAGTAAACAGTTCTGCAATTTGACTTGCTGTGTATGGGATCGGAAGTCCAGAGATAAATCTATAGCCAGGGTTATGTGTTCCTGTATTATCACGATCCTCCCCGCTCCACCGACCTGTAGGCCAACCTCCGCTATTCTGATCGCAGTCTCCACATACACGATACCGGTCTGCACCGGGTGTCGCCCCACCAGTGACTGGGGAATCGCCTCTAGGTCGAGCAGAGAATACCATATCATATGGTTGCTGTGGGGCGTAAAATGAAGCGTCATCATTTCCTACTAATTGCGAAACCCCGACAACGTGAGTGTGCTGCGGAACCTTGAGTCCCGTTGAGTTTACTACACCAGATCCAGAGATAATAATATCTCCAATGTTCATTGTTAGATTCGGTTCGATACCGAGTGAAGCATCTGGAGAAACTTCATGATTATGAATCGGGAGTTCTGGGATAGTAAGAAGGTGAACTTCTTCGCCACCTTCTTGTCCTAAGTTATAATCATATAATGTATTATTTGATCCAGCATTTGTTCCGATGATAGTCTTACCACGAAGATCTGGTTTTCTAAACTCTGTTGTCTCTTCGGAAGTAACAAAGAACTGAACACCACCTATATCCTGACCAATATTAAGGCCATTTGCATCTAAGATTGCGGTGATATTTGAATGTTCAACACCTGTACTGTCTGTGTCTTCTACTGAAGGAAAACGTAAAACTGGATCCTCTGGAATCAGTACAGTTCCGCCAGCACCTTGAATTTGTTTAGTAAGGTGATTAACTGTAACTGTAAGCGTGTCTGTGGTATCATCCCACGCAGTGATTGTTCCTTGAACCGTTCGAGACTCACCCAATTCACCGCCGATTGAGTCATAGATGAATGTGGAAGATACTCTACCACCAATCACTGTATAGTTAGAAAGATCTACACCGAATCCATCTCTTCTTCCAATTTTAATTTTTTGGACGAATCCATATCGTTGACCTATTCGTGAAAATAGTTCAGGATACGTTGATGAAATTAGAGATCCACCGTCACACAGACTCCATCCGTTAGGAACGTCGCCCTGTTGACCAGCATATGGTGCAATTACACCGGCAGGTTGAATACCTTCAAGACTTACTGTTGCTTCACCACCAATAAGTGTTCCGATGTAATTAGTTACCAGACCTTTATTCTGCTCAGTCCTTGTGAGCATTGGTTTAATGACTGTACCACCAGCAGTTGGTGGTGCTTCTATCAATTCACCAGCAGTAGTATCCGAAAGGAAGTAAACCACCTTGGACTCATCGTCCATGTTTGCCATACTTGTAAGATCAATTTCACCTTGATATACAAGTGTAAATTGACTGGTGCTTTGAACTTTTTCTACGACACCAGAGACTTCTGCATTGACAGCAGAGTTTGCTTGTGCGCCGGTAAACCCGGAAGTGGCAGTATCCCAACGAACAACACTACCTGCAACAAATCCGTGTGTTGCTTGGGTTACGTTATTCCGGATGGACTTTCCATCTGCGGATGCTGTTTGTAATTTGAATGCACTATATGCCACTTGGTATTATCTCCGTGTTATACTATTTAGTAATATCATTCTTGAGTTCTGCGTCGAATTCATATTCAGCAAGGATTGCACGATCTCCAACCCCATTTGAAACAATGTAACTTCGAGAAGGCATAAAACCTCTCTTTGTCAGGACTTGTGCCCCAGCATAACCATTAGTCATATCTCCGACTACTGCCGATTCGAATGAACTATTAAGTATGTCAGTTGCTTTGACACAAGTTGGATTAACTCTCATCGGAACTGGGAAACTTGTGTAGGTTCCGTATGTTCCTTGTGTTTCATCTACTCTACCATTCCACCCACCTTGTGCAATTTGGTAATACTTCTGACATGCTTCGAGATCAATTTCGGCAATCGGTGTCTGGAAGTTGGTTGCTTGTTGTCCATGTTCTACCTGAACCTGTGCTAAAGAAAGAACACCATCGTATGTTAATCCCTCAGCAAATCCAGCAAGAGTCGCACCGTCTGATGTTGTGAAGTTAGCATTGTCGTCATTTGAGAATGTAATGTACTTGAGATCGAGGAAAGATGTATCACCAAGTTTAGTTTGTGTGGGGAACTTAGGAAGTGCTACTGTGTGAGTAAATTTACTCCAAGTTTCTCCAACTGCAATATCATCTACATGAATAGAGTGACCCTCTGCTGTGTTTCCAATTCCTTGATAATCTTGAACCACCGCAAGACGAACCTTTCCATCTTTGCTTCCCTTTGCCCAGTAACTAATCGTTATGTCTTTGTTTGCAAATCTACGAACATTTTCAATTCTTTGTCCAACTGAAACTGTTGACTTGTTGGTGTTTCCATAAAATTTATCAATGTATCCTTGGAAATTAAGGTAATTTTTTGGGTATCCCGGAACCTCAATTTGAGCATCGGCAAATGTTCCTTGTGACATTCCGCCGATTATGTTAGAACTGGTTCCTTGTGAAGTAAAGTCAGGAACAACCTCTGCATTGAATCTGTCTGTAAGGAACTTATCATAGGCAGACTTATCTGCTGGTAAGTCATCTCCCAAAGATCCCATCGTTGTTCCTCTTTGCCAATTATCAAAGTTGCTGTTAATGATAAGGTTTCTTCCTTGTCGTCCAACAACAGGGGGAACTGAAAGACCACTATCCTCGATGAAGTATCCGAGGACTTCGACTTGCACAGAAAAGGTGTCTGTGTAAGAGGGAATTCCCTGAACTACATCATATGGTTTTCCAAGAGAAACTGCTATCTGTCCATTTGGATTTGAATTTTCAATTGGAATGATCTTTGTAAAGTTATTGGTATCAGCGTTAAAACTTTCCATCCCCGCATCTCTCGTAGATTGGGTGGCAATATTTTCAGTAGTTTCAAAATTGATTGGGAAGTTAGCATTTGGAACACCAGCATAAACTTCTTCAAACCTACCAATACCTCTTCGCTTTATGTAAATCTTCACCATCATATGCGTGGCATTGTCGGGTGGTGTTATCTTTGTGAAGTAATCACTGATACTTGTCCATGCGGTCGTATCGTTTGTATAATTATACTCAACCATATGTGGTTGACTGGTATTATCAGAAGTTTCTGTTGATTGACTAAAGAATATTCTGAACTTTTCATATGTTGAAATTGCAGGATCATACGGAGACGGATTTGTTCCTGATGCTACGAATGGTAAGGGAGCAGTTGATGTTGCCTTCTTGAACATCAGTTTAGTTACTTTTTGTCCATCGGTTGGGGAGAACGTCTTACCTGTTAATGAAGTAGTTTCTTCTGAGTCTCCGTCGCCAGTAGGTGGAGCAACATTTGTAGTAATTTTTCTACCAACATACGACAGAACCAGTCCTCTTGTTGGACTCGTTGCAATGAACATTGGTTTCTTAACCATGTTAATAGTTCGTGGATATTCTAATCCAAGACTACTGATCGGCGCACCTGAACTGTTTGGTGTTAAGAAGTATACTCTTCCCGTGTTATATGTGTATGGTCCGTCCTGAAGATCTACCCAACCTGAGTTTGTAAGATAGAATGCATCTGATGATCCGGATCCTTGCACAACTTCACTGATGATTCCCTGTGACTCTGCATCATATTCACTATTTGCTTGTGCTTTAACATAGACACCAAACGGTTGTGCTGGATTTGTTATACCAGTTTCAAACCTCATAACATCACCAACGGTATATCCGTGGTTCTCCTGATTAACAAGAAGTCTATTTCCCTGTGAAACCACACCAGTTTCAATTGACTCTGCAATTTCTCCGCCGATATAACTAACAACGAATCCAGTGTCTCCTGTTACACCAATCATCATTGGTTTTCTTACGAAACCAACTTGCGAATCTATGGGAGCATTTTGAGAAAGCATACCAGTCGTTCCAGACGAGAGGAAGTAGGCCTTTCCAATCTCCAAGGTAAATCCTGCGGGGACATTATCAATTATGGTTTCCCACTTAGAACTCTTAACCTCACCTTGGAACGTAATGTCGAATGTTTTGTCATTGATGACTTCGGATACAATACCGATTGCTTCTGCACTTTCTTTACTACCGGCAAATGCTCCGGTGAAACCTTCACCGTGAGGTCTGACTGGCATACCAAAAGAAAGTCCATGTGCCGTATCTGTCGTTACTCTCTTCTTGTTAACACCGTGGAAGAAACTAGTGTGTCCCTCTTCGTCAATTTCTGCTACATCAATTGGTGTTGATAAAGTTGTATTATCATAACGGAGAGTTACGCTTCTGTGATTCCTAGTTATTCCACGCTGACCGTTTGTGAATCCGGGAGGAGCAGTAAATCCAAAAATGAGAACTTCACATGACTCACCACCACCAAAGTGTAGATTGCCTGCGGTTCCTGTTACTAATCCTCTACCGTCACCAAATTCTATATTTTCGTTTGTAGTCCATGCACCAGTGTGTCCACATACACCAATTTGGTGTGGTTTCCATAACCAACCGGCACTAGGACCGTCTGAACGAGCGATGATAATACCACCACCACCCGCTGCAAGAATTTGTGAATCTGCACTTAATCCTTGTGTTCCGTCTTCGTAGGTTCCACCTAGTACAAGGTTGTAATCAGCAACAGTAACATTCGTAGAATGAACAGTTGTCATTTGACCTAAGATGGTAATATCAGAACCAAAGGTAACACCCTTCTGAACAAACCCGGAGTGTTCTATGGCAAGATTTCCGTTTACATCAGTGGCCACAGAGATACCGTCACCAGAAACTCCAGTATAAACTTTGAGTCTGTTTAGTTTATCAATAATGTCTTCGTTAGTAATACGTCTCCACTCTTGGAACGTATCACCTAAAGAAACGTCTGCAATTTCATATGTGTTAAACTGTGGTCCGGTAGACATTTATTATTTTTCCTCTTTGATTAAATCACAGATCTTTGTCTTGAGATTTTCTATCTCTTGCCTTAGATTATGTATGTCTTTTTTTTGACTTCTTTTTTCGAGGTCTTCTTTTAGTTTTACTTTATTCACCATAATCAAAGCGCCCGTTTCTAGATCTCGTTCATAATTTTTATTATCAGTTTTCGCTCTCATACCATTGCTACCACTCTAAGGTCTTTAATTTGCGGGACATTACTAGTATTGTCAGAAAACATTAATACCTTAACTTGTAATGTGGTGTATTGTCCAATTTTATCTTGAGCGCCATCACCAACTTTAAAACTAGTTTCTGTAAACTCGAATGGGTTCTCTGTTTCCTGCACAGGTGTCAATTCTTGTAGTCTATAAAAATCAGATTCTTCAATTTCTTGATAGGTAGAAGGTGGAAGAGTTCTACAGTAAACTTCAATTGAAGTTCCAGTTGGTTTGTTGATATCAAGGAAGACGCGAAGATCGTCTCCAACCTCTTGCAGTTTTATGCAACGTGTTAGATACCTAGCGGCCGCGTTATCAACGGCAGGACTTTGATAATTTGGATCACCAGCACCAGAATTGTTTATCACGTTTTCTACTGTAACAACAGAAAGATTCTTCGTGTCGAGAACCGCACTTATTGTAGTAGAAGATGGATTTGTAAATTCAACAACATGTGTAGTTTTTTCCTGTTCGGAAGGATTAGATGAAATTAACTGACTCGACGAGAACTGATAATTTTCATTTTGTGGTAACTGGAATGTGGTTTGTGAGGTCCCAAAAGTTAATTTATGAACTATCGATGTTGTTGGTAAGATTAATTCATTTGATAGAATCTTAGCAAGGTTTACATCCGTAGATACTCCCGGATCTGTCAGATTAATCTGTAAGTTTCCGGGCGCAGCAGTAAACAAGCACCTGTTAATTTCACACATAAATATCGTTGCAGTTTCTTCTTCTGCCACATTTGTGTTTTGTGGTAGGAACACACTACCCATTTGAGGATCTCTAGTTATTACATTTCCAGTTAAAGAATCTTCTAGTCCAATATTTCCTGTATACAGTTTGTAATCATCTGTATTAGAAATGACACTCAACGAGTAGTTTCCGGGTTGTAGATATACCGGAGAAGAAAATTCGAATTTGGTTGCTGTTGGAATATCTGTATTGGCATTGACTTCGCTCGGATACACCGTAACCTCAGAGAAAGGTATGATCGAAGATGCAGATGGATATCCACTAACAGTTGGTCGAATCTGTATGGTAATTGGAAGTGTTTCAGATTTAGACGCAAAGTAAAGATTTACATGATCTAAAAATACACCATTAGAGTGTATATTAGAGGATACGGTAAAGATCTGTGAGAGTGGATCTACCCACTGTGTTTCCAATGAAAGATTTAAAGAATCTTCTCTAGTATAAACATCCCGAACAATTTTCTCACTAGTTACTGTTTGTCTTCGAAGAACTATAGGACGAGTAGCACTAAAGGTGGTATCAGTGGTGTTCTGAACACCTTGTGCATAGTAGATACCCTCGGCAGACGTTTCTGCGTCGGCCGCCGTATTAGTAGACGAATCTGTTAGTCTAAAGACTTTTTCGCCGGTAAGATATTTCTTTGGGGGAATTGAAAATTTAAGATTTGTAATCTTACCAAATGAATCCGTTGTAATGTCACCACCAAGAGACCCTTCATTTGGTGTGCAGAATTGACCGACATCATCACCATCAAAGAAAGGAATGACTTTCGTATTTGGTTTTAGATTCTCTGCTTTAATCGTTATAGTTTGAGATCTAATGAAAGGAACAACACTAACATCAATAATCTTGTCATTTACTTTCTTCTTCAGAGTATCAGGAACATTCCCTAGTCTGATGTTAAGTCTAGACTTTCTTTGTTCGATGGTACTTGCAATGTTTGATACAGAAGATACGTTTTTCTCAATCCTAGATGCAATGAATATATCAGAGTTTTGAATTCTTGCTTGCTCTAAGAATCTTTCACCGACAACATTAACTAGATTGTCGTCTATGCTTTCAACTCCAGACCAAATACTAGACCATTCGTTCCACTGAGTTCCGAATCCTCTATTGTCATTGAAGTTATTGACTTTCCAGTTGTCGTTTGAACCAAGATCGTTAATTTTCACCACTGGACGAACTGAAGTAGAGAACCATTGATCCGATGGCGGATCGAGTTCTAAACGACCAATCCAGTTGATTAAATCGAACGGATTAACTGAAACAAAACCATTACTTAGAGTTTGTGAAATTAGTGGTTGGGTTCCTGTAATCTTAGAGTGAACAAGACCGTCCGAAGAAATTTGCAAATTGTCACCAAGTATTAATGAACTTGTATCTAGAGTGTGACTAGTTTCGTTGAATGGTGGTCTTAGAATTGAATTTTCATAATCAACAGAACATGCATAATTTGAATTTGATACATCTCCTAACCCATGTCCTGCAAAAGTATCGACAACTATACCGACTTTACTTCCGATTTCACTACTATTACTCTTTTCAATATCCATCGCTTCAATTTCATTTTCGATAAGAGATAGTTTTGTATAAAGTTCAAGATCATCAACTCTCTTCTCAACCCTACCAATGTCTGCCATGGTGTATCGGTTATTTTCGATATACTTAACCGCAACATCCGATGCATTGTGTGTATATGGTGGCAGTGCAATAGTATACAATGTCATAGAGTCAGGTCTGTCTGCTGGCGCCACTGGTTTGAGATCTGGAACTCCCTCGATAACATCAAAGTTTATGTCATCACCAAACGACTGTCTTGCAACAATCTTATCAATTCTAGACTGATAATATGTGTGTGACTCTTCTATGCTAATGATGTTATCTGTCGGGATTACATGACCAGAAATTTCATTTCCTATGGGACCACTGTGTCTGAAGTCTATACAACTTGCCAGTGAAGTTGTCTTACCTAAACTTGGACTTGCAAACAATGGAATATTATCATAAGTTATTCCAGCGTAAGATTCAACTGTAAATGGTCCAATTGATCCACTATGCTCAAAGTAGTCATATGTTATTCCAAACGGTTCATTTAGTACAGATGATTGGTTCTCGGGATCCTGTGTGATATAAGTGCTATACTTCTCTGGTTTGATGTATAATTTTCCATTAAGATATCTTGTATCTCTTTGTCCATCATCAAACAAGAAGTCTCCCGGTTCCGCAGAATCCATTTCTGTTATTTGATATGCATCAAACTTATCTAGAGGGACATAAAACACAGGGGCGTCAAACGTACCTTCATTTACAAGTTCCGAGGTAGTAAATCTTTGACTTTGTTTAGTAAGTGTTTTACTTCTAATAGTAGGTGAAGTGATGATAGAATTTGAAGAACCTTGATCTTGTGCCACAATAGGAGCAACTAGAACATATTGATTTCCGGGAGAAGAATCTGGTATTGTTATAGTCAGAGTTTTCCCATCAGCAGATCGTTGATAAACGGGGGCATCATCTGAATTATTTTGGAAGTAATTATCTACAAGTTGGAGTACCCCAGTTGTCCCGTCTTCAGTAATGGGTCGTGCAAATAAAATGTAATCACTAGTATTTGTGATGAATTCAGTGCCAGATTCACTAAAGAACTGATGAACACCCTCTGGGTCTGTTGCAACACTGAGATTCCAAGTTGCAACGCCATTGTCGTCAACTGTGATTGTGTTTGATCTATTATAGACGTATCTAAGTTGATTAATTGACTTAACAGTTTTTCCCTGTGGAACTTCAAATACTAGACCGGACTCTGGAATATCAAATAACGTCTGACTATCTTTAGAGTTTGGAACAGAAACTAACCTGATAGCCGGGAACCCAGTTCCTAGATTTTCAGGTGCAGTATTGAGATCACTCAGTGGCGTCATATAATACGCACTAGAAAAGTCACCATCACCAATAAACGAATCGATATAAAATCTATGAATGTAGTTTTCATCTACTTCTTGACCTTGGTGATTAGATATTTCATTTTTAACGGCGCCTATGACAGAAGAATTGTTTTCTTTTTCTAAGTTATGTACCGTTGCATTGCCGATTCTTTCTCCGGTTTGTTTCCAAAGACTGACAGTAACTGCACCTGTTATTACATCATAACCATTCGTAGGAGCAATTAAGTTGTTAAAGAATTCTCTATTACCTGTAAAGTCATCACCAACACCGTCTGGTGTCGGTGCATTTCCGTCACCATCAACTTCAACTCCAACGAAAAAGTTTCCGACCTTTGCTCCGGGAATCTTAGTTAGACTAGAACTATCGGTTGTTCTTGATTTATTAATGTTAATAAACTGTGGCGATTGTGTTTCGTACTCATAGCCATACAGATATGCTTTTCCCGGTTGAAGAGCAGAAACTAATTTAGTAGAATCTCCACCCCGATCGGATGTATAAACACCTCGGTTTGTTCCATCATTTAAGTGTTCTCGTAAATCAATCTCAAATGGTTTTACTGTATAGGATCCAGATTCATCGAATGTTCTTCTTGCTAGTGTCTTTTCTAACTCTGCATAGTCTGTGTATAGAGTCTTAAAAATTACACTACCTTCATCGAATCTGACTAGTTCTATGAAGTTCTTTGTGGTTGAAATATTATTCACAAAACCAAGATTCAAATCAATCTTATATCGATCGGCACCCGGAGCGTTATAGTTATAGGATCCAGAAGCAGGATCTCGCAGAGTCGCATCATCTCCCTCTGTTACAGCACTTCTTCGGACACTAAAACCTACGCTTCCACTTGGTTGATCAAAGTATCGAACTCCATCACCAGTAAATCCATAAATCGAAGTTGACTGTTTATCTGTTTTTACAAAGAAACCATCAGTGTAGAAAATACCGGGACTTGTTGTTATTACTTTAGATCTTCCCTGAACACCATTAACAATCGTTGCATCAGTAACGGTCTCAGATACCTCTGCAATTTCTCCTGCTCCTGTACCTCCTACAATTGTCGACCCAAAAGTTCCTCCGGGTTGAAAAGTGTTTCCTTGTAGAAAGTTTACATACAGCAAGTCGTAGTTGTCTACGGTAGATGTGGGTGTTTTTTCAAGATGAACCACCCTTGCACTAACAGTCTCTGATGTTCCACCGTCAGTTTTAACCTGACTAATATCGTACCCACCAAGTAAATCTAAATCAGAACCTTTAACTATCCTGACATAAGAACAGTTTTGAACTGATTGATCACCACCGAGAATCTTTGCCCCATCTTCGAAGATATGGTCACCCATCCTAGAAACTTGGTTCTGGAGGATGCTTTGAAGTTGAGTAAGTTCTCTTGCTTGAACTGCATAACCCGGCCTAAAGAGGACTCTAAGAAACTTCTTGTCTTCGTCGTAGTCGTCATAGTAAGGATCTATGTTCAGTAATGTCGGGTCATATGATGCCATTTATTTGTCCACCTTAGAAACCAAGAATAATCTTGAAGTTTTCTTGTTGTTCGATGTTACGATCTATTCGTCTTATATTCTCTATGTATAATACATCACCAGATGATAGTTTCAATTCTGGTTCAGACACAGATGTAATCCACTTATTTTCTGGTAGATTTGGTGAACCACCAGACACACCAAATCCATCAGTTCCTGCTCCGCCTCTGAAGGTTCCGATTACATTTGTAAGTAGCAATTCTCCTGTCCCTCCGGACTCGTACTTCCATTCAACCACACTTCCCTTGGCGTAATTGGAATTTACCTTTGATCCTTGCTCAATTACATCATCAGCAGAGAACATTCCTTCTGTCAACTTATATCCGGTTGGAGAAGTTGAGTCTACCCTACCTTCAACAACTACATTTGTTGTAGTTCTGTATACCTTGTTTAAAACTTTTGATGATGTTACGTCATCTACTGAAACTATCCGTGCTATGTCTTGTTCTCCTGCGATCATTTGAGGTGTAATCACGCCGTTAGTCGCTCCCTCAACAAAGGTTTTGATTAACTCACCACCCTTTGCTTCTACTCGCACTACGTTTGGATAGAAAGCAGAACTACTGATACCACGAACTTCTGATGCTAAAGTAGAACCAGAGAACGATCCAACTACAGGATCTACCAATAATTCGTTACGATCTGGGTTCCATGCTTTTACCAAACCTTCTGCCGTTCCGGTTCCAATTCCAGTATACTGTGATACCTTTTCATCTACCTCGAACGAACCGAGTTGACCCAAAGTGGCACCAAAAATAATTCGTTTTGTGTCGTCATTGAGTTCTTGAGTTTTGAATGTACCCTGTACATCTTCAAGAATCAATTCAACGTACTCACTATTTCTACCAGTAAAAGACTGGATTTTAGCGGCGGCCTTACTTTCACTACCTATGATAAATTTACCATCTAAGAAAGTACCACTTGTATTAGTAAAATCATAATTAGCAGCCAGATACTCTGGTTTTCTAATTACCATTTTATTTGCCTGCTTTAGTTCTTTTCCTGCAACTTTATTTGTGCCATCGTTCAGTAATGGATTTTTTACAATCCCGAATTGTCTAAAATCATTTTTAGTCGAGATCTCATTATTCTCATCTCTGCTAATTTTCATGTTGATCATAGTTCTTGATGCTTCAAGATCTTCAACTATGTTCGCTGCGTGACCTTTCTTTGGACCAATTATAGGTCTCCAGTTATCGGCAGTCCCGGATGATGGTGTAGTCAATATATCTACGGTGGCAACACTATAGTCTTTGCCTTTAGTAATTGTAACCAGATCACTAACTTTATTTGAAGAATTTAATTTGGTTCTAACAGTACAATCTGTTCCGTCACCAGTTATAACCGCATGTGGGATTATGATATACGATGAGGGTTTCTTAGTAGAATCTAAATTGCCCAATGTTTCATCTGAGTACAATTCAAAATCAAAAGGTTGATCTACAACGATATACGGATCACCATCAAATCTTGCGTCATTATCACCATCGAAATACACATAATTTGATATTCTTCGATATTGTCCAACTTCTGGTCCTCGTCCATCTACAATGTAAACTGCATACCCAGCATAGTATGAACTGATTTCATTCGGTGCCAAATTTTTATCAAGGTAAACACGATTTAAATCTCCCGTGTTTCCATGACGCACGTTTTGCCTGACTCCTTCGGCAAACCCTGCTGAGTATACTGCGGAACCTTTAACGTCTCTATCGAATTCCTCGATAGATCCTGCAACGGCCTTTTCTTGTGCTTGGTATTGATGAATACTGTTTGTATTTGTTATATCGGTAACAAGACGAACAGGCATATAATCATCAGTCATGAATGGTCTAATATCTTCTGTGACTTTACCCAAAAACTTCCACTTATATCGATCACTACCAACTGTGACAACATCGGTTCCAGTAAACTCTGGTTTTACCGTTGATGCTCCGCCATCATTATTATCAATGACTTTATATACTCTAGAATCATCAACCAATGCATAAAAATTATTAGCAGTCAATCCACTAGATGGATTTTCGAATAACGACAGAGTATCATCATATTCAGAGTAAAAAGAACCAGAAACCCAGTTGTTTCTCGGTACGACATGGATAGCATCATTTTTATCAATACGCTTTGCTGCTATTGCATTTCTAAATGCATCGTTCTGAACATCTATAGAACCTGTTACGCCAGGTGCTGCGGATTCATTTGGCCACTCGTCTACATTACCTATAAACAAGTAATATTGATCTTCGTTTGACTTATCAAAGTCATTAATCAAAGAAGTCGCAAAATGACGACCGAATGGTTTTTGGAAGTTTTGTGTACTCATACTAGTATATATCTCCGCCGGTTGGTCCAACATTATTCACATCTAGGGTGAAAAAGTTTCTGAGAGTTATGCCATCAAATGAAATTCCGTTAGGTATTGTTGTTACACCACGAACAGCAGGGTGGAAGTAGATTGAAAAATATGTTACTCCAAGATTTTTTGCAGCAGTATATCCACCATCAAATGTTGCACCACTACTACCAAGAGGTCTTCCTAACGGATCATGACTTGTGATACCACCTTCTGGGACTGTTACAAAGGTAATACCTTGAGTGCCGGGATTAAAAACAGATCCATCTGGTCCAGTTGCTGCGAAAGGATTATACCCAAACGGATATAAATCCCCGGTTGCACCTACGAAGGTCCCCCCGACATTCCCAGTTCGACCGTTATTTCTTAGATTTAGCGTTGTTCCGGGAGCATATGGAGTGTAATGCCCAATGATAGGAAGTTCTTGAATCTTGCTTATGTTAAGGTCTTGAGAATTGTCTCTTGTCAAAACTCTAGTTAGTGCTATTTCACCAAATACTTTCATCCCTGCTGGGTGAATTATTTTCTTTATTGTATCTTCGAATTTACTAAGAGTAACTTCAGATCGTAAAACATAAGAATGAATTTGGTAGTAGTCATTATCTTGTACGACTTTATTAGAACTAATTTTACCCATGTTTCCATCATAATATCCCGGTTTACGATTTACTGCTTTGGGTATCAAAAGACCATATGCACTTCCATCACCTGTTTGACTTCGGACCGTAAACGGAATGGATTCGTTATAAAAAATTCCGCCGTCTGTAATATGAACATCTAAAATCTCGCCCTGTAAACCAACTTGAGATACATATCCCACAGCACCTGCGCCTGGAACACCGTATATTTCGCCGATAGGAATTGATGGATCTTGTTCGTAAATACCAAATGAGCAACATGGCGCACATCCAAAATCAATTTGTGGATACACAAGAACATCATCGCTTCCTGTCCTATAACGATTTAATATAATCGGATCGCCTATTTGATAATTAAATCCCGAACTAATAATTCGAACCTCTGATAATATACCATAAACATTTTCATAAACATCTCCGGTTGTTCCTCCTACATCGAAGAATGCAGGTTGTCCCGGAGCAAATTTTCCATTGATTTCTTTCAAAGAAAATTCAGCAACATCAGCACCACGAACACTGTATTGTATTACAGAATCCACTGTTGCAAATGCCGTGATTTTTTTACTATATGGATCTCTTTGCTTAATTTTTTCATAAACATAGTCAAAAAGATCGTCCCCAGCAAATGCTGTTGTTTTTATAATATCTGGAGAGTTCCATCTACCATCAGATAAACGAAGCATATCCGTCTCTGGATAATAGAACTCTAATACACTATTATAAATTATACGGAATAAGAACTCAAAGGCCTTTTCTGTTCCTTTGAGTTTATAAAACTCTTTTATGTTTTTAATTACTGACTGGACATTTAGAGGAGTCGTGCCGTTATTTGTAGTTGCTAATTCAGTTGGAAAATTTAAAAGGTAAGTTTTTCTAAACTCATCAACAAAAGAATTTATAGTGGTATCGATATCCGACACTGAGGTGAGTCTACTAATTGCACCAACTGAATTTTCATTTTGTTCTACCCATTCATAATACGCTTCGATAAATGAAAGAAACATTGGGTAGTCAGATCGGACAAAATCAGGAACCTGTGATTCTATGAAGGGAGATATACGGAAAAGAACTGACTCTTGTTCTGGAGTCAGTTCAGCAAGAACCTGCGAGATATCCGATGGTTGGAGATCAACGAAGGACTTTAACTTGAATAATAGGGGTAAACTATTATATGGGTTTGACATTAATACCCTCCGCCTCCTGAGAATGATCCGCCGTCACTACCACCACTATCATCACTACCACCACTATCATCACCGCCTGCACCACCCGGTGGTGATGGTGGAACACCAACGTCATCGTCTGGAGGAATGATGGGCGGATCTTGAACCGTGCCATCTACGACACTAGTTCCACCCTGTCCACTGTCTGAATTCGAAACTGATCCATCACCACTATAGAATGATGATGATTGTGATCTATCTATTATTGTGCTATCTGCACCAGTTGGAACTTGATATCGATCCAATCCAACCGCAAGAGAAGTAGAGATATTATCATATCGTTCTTTTCTAAGTGCTTTAGTAGTTATTGAGACTTTAATAGAATCGCTGTCTGATTCATCGTATGTTAATATTAAATTATTCGTTGCCAAAACATCTTGATCATCTGGAACTGCCGTGAACCGAATAACTTCGCTTCCATCATCGATAGATACAGGAACAAAGGAAGACGATAATGTTATCTTACCTTTCTTATAATTTACTGCACCAACATTTGAATTTAAAATTTTCTTGGTTCCCTTTTCAAAGTACAGTAAACGGATAAATCCACGACCATCATCTTCAGCAAAAGCGGTTTGCATTTTACCATTTAAATCTAGATGTTTAAAATTTGTAGATGTAATAACTGGCATATGACCATCATGTGGATGAAAGATCGGGTTCTTGAAATTTATTGTATACCCGGTAGATGCCCCTAACGTCGGATATAACCATTTTTGTATTCTTATCGTTGTTTGATTTCCAAGAATAGAATCTTCTGTCTCGTCAATTTTTTCAAGTAATTTAGAAAACACCATGTCTTGCTCAAACTTTTCTAGGTTTGTATCAATGTATGACTTAATATTTGCTTCTGTTAGAATAGCAACCGCTTGTGGTGATAATAAAGTTTTGTTTGGATTGTATAAAACTTCTGTATCTAATAGTAGATAAAGATACTCTGGGTCGATAACCTCCGGAATTATACTGACAAGGTTCTTACTTTTAACTATGTCATTGATAATATTTCGCTTGGCACTTTCATTTAGATACTTACCACTCTCTGGTTTTATAGAGATAAAAACTTTTCCATATTGAGGTGGAGATTCTTCCTCACCACCATACACATTAATTGTTTCAACGTCTGCGTATTCTTTTGCTACTAAAGTTTCATAATCGATGGCAGTTACTGCACGATCTTGTGCTTGGAATGTTCGAGGAGCAAAGTATTTTATGTCTTTAATATCTTCTGGATCAGAACCACCAGAAGAAAAGTCTATAGTTTCCACATATGCATTACCCGAAATCGAGAATGCCCTATTTGCAGTAGACTCATTTTTGCCGATATTATTGGCATTACTTCCTGCACTAGAAACATATGTTAAAGTTATGACATTACCATCTGCTAATTCTTGTCCAACAATACCATCCCCGAAATACACTTCAAAGAAATTATCTTTTGATTCTTGCAAGAACCAAACTTTGTCTGTTGATTTATAATCTGTAAAGTTTGTTCCTTTAGACCAAGTATCGAAAAATCCACTTCTATCTGAAGTTGAGGTTTGTACATTTATCACCAGATGTTCTGTATCTACATTTACATCTGGAATTCTAAACATTTTGTTCGACACTGTTGAGTCATAAACAAAGGAAACAGTTCTTCGTATTCCTTCATAAATTGACACATTAGGAGCAATTCCGTTTCCTAAATTATCTTGGTTTGTATCTTCTTCAATTAGCACAGGGGTTTTATTAAAGAAAGTATAATTTGTTCCATCAGGACCCGTGGCGGTAAATGTTGTAAATGCAGGCAAATATGTGCCTGATTCATAAGTGGTGTTATACTTTACATTTACAGTAGAAAAGGCAGACTTTTTTGATGTTGGAGTATATCCAAGATGTTTTGATAGAGAAACAACAGAGTCTCTCATAACTGCACTGTCTAAGAACATTTCATTCGCAACCATGTTTGCATAGAAACCCATGTAGTGAGTATTGTATGAAAGAACATCTAAAAGTATAGATAGACCAGATCCTTCGAAGTCATAGTCTTTGAAAACTTCTTGAGACTTCAGATAAGTCTTGAGAGATTCTTTGATATTCAGAAAGTCTAATTCTGTAAGTTCAAGATTTTTATCGTTGGTTGCCATTATCGTAATCTCTCCAGTGCAAGATTCAAGGTTTCTATTCTATCGTCATTTTCTAACCTAAAAATAATAGTTGCTACCATTTGATGTGTATCGGATATAATTGCAACTCTAACATCTTCCACTATTGCTCTAGGTTCAAAATCCTGAATAACCTCTTTTATCCTATCTTTTGTTTCGATGACCGCAAAGGGCCCTGCTAGTTCAAATAATTGATCTGTTATTCCACCGAAGAGGCCTGGTTGAAATGGTCGTTCGTATTTATTTGTCATTACTAAATTTCGAATAGACCTTTTTACCGCCTCATAATTCGTCTTTAGCGGAACATCTCCTGTAATGGGGTTCCGAGTAAACGAAAGATCTAGATCTGAAAATTTGTATTTTTTATCTCTCATATGTCTATTTATCTGCCTGAAGTGTAAGATGTGTAGAAATCTTACGAACTGACTCGTCGATTATATTCTCAACAACTCTTTCATCAATAGCATCTACTTTATCTGTTGCACACCACTGGAACATGACAAAACCAGTGATGAGTCCGTGGTGCTTCAATGGTTGTACAGAGAATGCCAGAACATTGTGTAACTCTAGAAAGTTCTTACAATACGAACTTTCATCTTCTTCACGCCAATCTCTATCCAGATAAACTACGGATGGTGTGTCTTTCTTTATTTGCCGAAGCAAAGAAACGCACATGGAGATTAGGATGTTTTGAAGTTTCTCACCACAACTAGAAATGCCATAACGAAGTGACTCATGTGAGGTAGACATTTTTTTCACACCAGAACCGTCGAGGAAGTATTCCCCGTTGTGGAACTGAATAATCATTGCCCTTGCGGCATCTACTTTCGTTCGTGCCTCCGTGAGTGCTTCATGTACTTCGCTGTGCATATCCCATAATTGATCATTTGCCCGGCGGTTTGTTTTGCCGGTTAGTAATCTTTTGAGTGTCTGCTTTAACGTCCATGTTATACCCATACCGATCAGAGCAATCACGATTCCAAGTTCAACATAAAAACCGAGATCAACTGATTTTAATAAGTCCATATGTACAACAATCCTTAACTTATATTATTTTGAGATGTAGTAGTATTTATACTATTTACATACCCGCCTCTGCGGCATCCATCGATTTACCGGGTGTAATTGTGAAAGAAAAATTAATTGGTACGCCTCCGGTCCAGTTTCTAACTTGAGAGGAAAATTGGACTCGTAAACTATCATCTAGAGTTTTACCTGGTCTGGTTTTGGTATGATATCCTGATGGTGCAGGAACAGACCACTGTATAAAATTATCAGTCTGATCCCTGCCCTCGTTACAATACTCTAATAGATCATCCACGGTTTCTATCTTAAATGCTAGATTAGAACTGTTCAATTCGTGTGTACATTTCATCTGCAAGTGTTTGTCTAAAGTTTCTTGTGATGGGGGCCAGAAGAAATTTCCGTCTTGTATTGGTGCATCTCCAGTTTGTGGGTATGCAGGATCTGTGCCAGGTCCAGAAACCATCCTCTCAATTTTATCAACAACTCCGGGAGTAGTAATTTCAAACTCTGTACCAGAAGGATCGAAGAATCTATGACCAACTGTAACCTTACTATCATTCACAAATACTTCTCTTTTCCAGCACCCATTCTTTAGTGTTTCAAATTTATCACCAGAAATATTCTTTCTTCCCCTCGCCACCCTCGCCGCATCAGTCTGTACATATTGACCGTCTCCACTAGCGTATCCCCGGCCCATAATAGAAATTGGAAGTGTCATATAGACCTCATCCCAGTTCACAGTTTGCATAGGCATTATTTGTACATTACATACGATATTGTCTTCATTAAAAACATATTCCCTCACAATATAACCGATACCACCGCTCTGTGCCATCGCTTCGAATGAATCAGAAAAATGGCCATCTTCAAACACAGATGGTTTGTTTAGGAAGTTGTAATTGAACGCTTGTCTATGAGTGAATGTTCCAATGTCACCATCTTGTCCACGACCAGTGTCCCATTCTGCTGTAGCATTATTGGGGGACGGATATGCCCAAGCGTAACCAGATCCATCCTCCTCGACCAAATTGTTCCATATTGGAGCGAGTTGTCCGAGATCTGCATCCTCAGCAGGATCTGATTTTGTATATCTCTTTAAGAATATTTGATTGGATGCCAAAAACCCTTTTCGCTTACCAACTAAAACTGCGCCATTCTCTGGAGTAGTAAGCAGACTAATTCCACCACCAAATACAGTCATCCCCCATAAGTATTCGGAATCTTTCCCATCTCCATTTTTTCTCTTAAGATACTCTTGATCTTGGTTTGCGGGATTCCAACCATCCGCGTGGAGGTGACAATAATATGAACCAGTTTTTATACTAATACCACCAATATCAGGTCTAGTCGAGGAATTCGGATATTCACATTTTTGATTTGTATATGCTCGAAGAGCATCACTAGCAGCATTCCAATATCTTGTAAATGAAGGCCACACTTTAACAAATGATTTATCACTATGAGCAGGAAGCGGTTCAGGACGAACATTCGATAGATCTTCGTTTGCAATTGTACCTTTGGCAAATCTATACGAATCGGTATTCACAGTATTGTCGTCCTTGTCCATCCAAGAAGACGTTGCCGTTCGTGGTGCGTCCCGTGAAACTTTCGGATTAATTCCACCAGTCGGCAACCCCGTAAAACCACCCGAGTTCTTAGCGAAGGGTTCTCGGAAACGAGTCTTAGATTTGTATTCAGGATTTGGTTCTGTTAGTCTACCCTTTGCCCATGCTCTTTGTTCTTCTACACTTACCTGATCACCGATATTAGTATCAATATCATATATAACTCCATATGGATCTGCATTCCCTTCACCGTGATGCCATTGACGAATCATGGGATCTGGACTCTCATATTGTCTACCCATTCCATGTGCAACCAAGGTCTGACATGCAGACATCTCTGGTATTTGTAATGTACTACCATATTCATTTCCGATAAATTGTAACCATCGTCTAGGGACAGTCGCTAAGTGACCGCCATCGACTCGGGAATTCATATCACATGCACCAGTAAGAGAACCATCCGGTTCTAATGCCATGGTGTAGTTCCAGTAATCTGTCATGTCATTTAACTGACTCTCGAAATCTCGCAAACCCAATTCTACATTTGCTAATACAGGATCGGTTGAATTTTGAATTCCTCCTGCTTTCATATTTTCTTCTAGAACATTGGCCCTTCTCTTTAGTAAATACTGTCGCACTTCATGTAAACAATACACCGCGAATGCACAGTAAATATTATCATATCCACCAGACTCTTGCCAGGTTGGAACATTATGGTTATACCGATTGTCTGATTTTCTTACATTGAGAAGGAATAGGTAATCTATAGCAGGATCGTTTAGATATGCCATTGCCTTCGCCATAGGCAACCAACAATGTACCCATTGATTGTGGGCAGAGCAGGTGTGATTACCAACAAATCTTTCGAGGTGATTTCGTATTCCCGTCCTTATTATATCTTTTACTTCTTCTGCATCATCCCCCTGAAAAATATCATCTTCATGAGTTCCGATTTCAGGATAAACATCCAACAAAGGCATAATAGTATTTGTTACGAATGCAATCGCACCACCTCTATAATCACCGTCCCAAAATGTGCTATTATAGTTCTGATCAAACGCCATCAATTGTTGCAGCAGTGAAAGAACAAGTCTATTTCGTATACCTACATGTTTGTAAAATGGATTTGCATCTCGGAGGAATCCCAACCCAAATGTTGGTTGGTATCCATCGCCTTGTAGATATTGCTCAGTTCCCAACGGATCCCCACCAAATGAATAGTATCTGGCTATGTGTGCGCCCATTGTCGATGTCGGTCCAAGTCTGGGGTATACTTGATCTTTCCAGTTGGAATAAATGTTTCCATCCGGATCATACAGATATCTGAATATACTCGAATACGGATTACCCAAAGATCTGAGGTTGCCGTCTGCATCCAAATGATCACCAATTACCGGTCGGATATCTTCATCAACATTAGAATGCCAATTCCATATCACACCAAACCAAGGGGAACTGGGATTCATATTTTGTTCATATAGATGACATGGTAAATATTCATATGTCCCTTTACCGAAAAGAGTATTGGTAATTTGATTTAACTTATTCTCATTCCAATATTTACTCTGCTCGAAATCACTTTCATTCTGATCATAATCGTCTTTGATATTATTATAGATCTCATCAGACATTGATGCGCCATAATCCCAAAATTGTCCTACGTTACCACTTACAACATCTCTTGGCGTACCAATCCAATATGGATCATCTTCTGTATTAACTTTATTGAAAGCAACAGTGTTTGTTTTATACTCTTCTCTTGCTTTCTTTAGCATCATCCATGCTCGTCTTTGAATAGGATTCAAGAAAACAATTTTATTAGTGTCCCATGACTCAACTTCCAATCCATCATCATACATGTAACTTATACCATTATTCAAACGTATTGCAGTATTTCTATCCGAACACATAATAAGTGGAACATCTGTGATGCCTTGTCTGCTATAGTTAAAGAAGTCTTTGAAATTACTAGGAAATGGATCCGTCCGTTCTGTCGCGTCATGTGTTTCTATCATCAACGTATCACCGTGCGTATTGACACCCACTTCGGGATCTCGATTCTCCCATTCAATTCTATAGACTTCTCTTACTTTATCATTTCTGAGATGATCTGGTCCTGCTATAGAATGATCCAATGTGAGAATAGATCGAGAGACATCCTCATCTATATCATGAACTTCCCACGTTTTTTGCCTATTGCCGTCGGCGTCTTCTGCTGGTAACATTGAAAATTCTGTAATGAGTTCACCATCACCATCGACCTCATCCTTGAATATCTTTATGTCAAATCCTTTTCGGCCTATTTGCATAGATCTTGCTTGGAACCATTGTTTGATTCCTATGTTGGGATCCAACCCCATGATACCCGGTGGTAGTGAGCAAAAATATACTGTACCACTTTTAGGCGCTCTATCATTCCACAAAGAAAGATCAGTTATTCCCATGTCACCCTTCCACCCATAAGGAAGTGGTGGGTCGAGTAGAAGTTCTACACTAGAAAATCTTCCATCGGAACTCAAAGTGTGATAAAAAGAACCTATTCGTATCTGATAAACACCACCACCGGAGTCAGATGCTGGTACATCAATTTGTAAATTTGAGATTCCATCAAAACCAAGTGGCCAAATTGTTTCTGAATCTGGATATTTTAAAGGTTCTGGTGGACTGGCATCAGGTGGCCCATATACATGACCATGAAAGACATCTTTATTTTTAAAATCAACAGAGTCTAAAAATTCTTTGTAGATAGATTTTCCATTGGGGTCGAACACTTCAATTGTAAAACTGGGTGCAAAATTCCACCACTGTGGTTCAAACATAAGGTTTGCAGTGAAAGCATATCCACTCTCGTTATCAACGTAGAATGAATAACCGAAGGAGGGGATAGAATGTCGTGTTTCTTGTCTTTCTGCCATACTCTATTTATCCTTAAATTTCGGGGTTGAGAACATAATCACAAAGATCTCCAGGTCCAACCGTCCCACCATTAATATCATCCACCATCGTACTGCTAGACCATGAAGTTACAGAAACAATTAAACCTTTACTTAGTAACGTATTAACCAGTTTTTTGAATTCTGAGAATACCATGAGTCTACCGTTTGGGTTTTCTCCACTTTGACTATTATTAACCCACGGTGCCGTAATCAAGGCCTGAAGGTCAAGAACCGCATGATGTTCGGTTGTTGCTGGATCTAGATCCCATGTGGTAAAGTCAATAACAAACTGAGAACCTGTATTAATCTTTCCATAAAATTCTCCATCGACTTGAACACCAGAAGAAACGGGAAACAATCCCCATCCCTTGTTTTTGGTATAATCCCAAGTACCATTTAATTTCATTCCGCCATCTGCATCACGGGGAATCAATTCAAATATTTGGTTATCAGTTCCGACTATAGTAGCGATAGTTTCTATTCGTTGATCTCCCGCCAGATAATCACTTTCGTTGTTTTTTCTGGCGATTCTAGTTCCTGCATCAAACGAAGCATTATTAAAACCACATTGAGAAAGAATATCCCACTGACGTTGCCATTCATCTGCTGGATATACCGATGGTTCTTTATCTGATCTTGACCACCCCGGTGCAAATGCTAAAAGATTATCATCGATAAAATCTTTGCTCGATGTTTCATATGCTTGACCATAACCTATGTAACAAAATACTTCTTGGACACCGGCCGCCCTTATTGCATCTGTAGCAACTTTCCACGAAGAAACTTGATCTCCTATGGACTCACCGGGTGAACCATTTGGTGTGAATGGAGTAGGATATGTGTTTACAAGACCTCGTTCCATATCTTGTCCGATCCGAGAATCACTAGCACGAGTATCGTAGGAATTTGCCTGTTCGATAAGCATACCTGTACCGGCCTTGTTTGTGAAGTATCCTTGATTGTCTTCGTTACTTCCGCTTAGAGGTTCCCCTGCCACAAACCCAGCGGGATTTCCAATCATCACACGATTAAACACTCTTCCACCGGCAAGGGCCTTGTTTATAATCTGTTGTTGCACATAAAACAATCTACCATTTTGCTCGGGGTTCTGTAGAGCAGAAACATTACCAAACGCTGGGGTATGTAACCAATCCGAACGACTACCGTTTATTCCATTTGCTATTCCGTAAGATTCTCTGAACCCAGAGAAAGATGCAAAGTAGTTGATGTAGAATGGTGATCGATCTATAGTACGAGGAATAGTATTCCCCGGTTCTCCATCGCCCTCGTCTTCATCCCCACCACCAGAAGATCCTTCGAACTCGCTAATGTAATGGCCTTCAGTGGTTTGTGGATTGTTTTTTTCAACCTCTACTTTATATTCAATATTGACAATATTTTGGGATTGAATCCAACTAAAATCGTCTGTAAAGAATGAACTACCTGGCATCGCATCACCTGATTGAATAGTTTCAATAAATGTCCAATTCGTAGTACCCAAGATACGACCGTAAAGATTATACGATAATGCGTTTTCTGAGACTACAAAATTAATTTTATTCGCACTATCAATAATTTCAACCGATATAACACCGTTGTTCGAATTTGTTAGAGAATCACCTACAAATACAGTTCTATTCCATGTCATGGTCTTGCTCCACCGACAGCATCACCGATGATGTCTGTTCCTCCCGGATTGATATCCGGTCCATCATCTGCTGTATCACCACATCCCGGATCCTCGGGGTCTCCGCCTCCATCATCAACCGTGCCTGGATCAATTTCACTGTCCTGTAGAATTATGAAAAGTGTTTCATCAGACAACGGTGGATCTGGATCTGTTATGGGCGGATCCGGAGGATCTGCGACAGGATCTAAACCAAATAATATTCTAGCGTACTGTGATTCGTAATTTATAAATTTATAAAAGTTGATTGCATTTTGTGGTGTGATATCCCCAAACTCACCGACAGTATTCCATGTGCCGGGGTGTAGTTCTCCGTTCACCAATTCGGGATTGAAGGAATCTGGTACACCTATATCACATAGGCCTTTGAGTCGTTCGGGAGCAAAGGCCTTATTCGCCGGATATGGTTCTCCATCTTGTTCTCGACCGCGAAGATACCACTCCCATTTTGTTAAAGGCCACCACTGACCCCAATTGATTACCATTGTTGTTTTTGGGATGACAGGATCCTCTCCACCGACGAGGTGATCCCAAACTTCAACTGGCATCCAAGGGAAATCATTCCCCACACAATTTCGATCTAGTTCCTGATCTGTCTGGTTTTCTAGAACTTGACCTGTAAATTTTCCGATGACTTGTCCACCAATATTGTTATTAACATAATCACTTTCGGTTGGAACTACCACATCGGGGAAATGTTTTTCATATGGCCTTTGATCACAACTATTCATTGTGTTTGATGTCGCTGCTTTCATTTCATATGCATGTGATGTCATAATACCTGCCTTTGATCCTAGACGTTCCTCCATGGCCTTAAAATAATTTCTAAGAGGCATGGTCATATTAGTGCCTGCCTGAGAAAAATATATTTCTGCATTATTAAAGTCTACTGCACCGAGCATCATCTCTGCAATATTTTTTGTTGTTCCAAGTCCAAGGCCTTGACGAATCTCATCCATCTCTTCTCTAGTAACACGACTAAATGAGTCTGGCAAACCTGTTACATCAAGTCTATGAGTTGCGTCTCCATTCCATGCATCGTATAATGTAGCGTTTATCATACCATCAATATGATCTCTTGCAACTTCCAGTGTATACGCTCCCTCAGCACCCGGAGCAAGGTCTCCTTCGTTGAAACAAAGGTGCCAATATCTTGCATCACAACCAATCGGACCTTGATATAATGCTATTCTTCTACCGGGTTGACCAGTGAAAGCAGAATCTGAACCATCAGGTAGTGTGGGTGACTCACTTAATATAGATTTTGTATATGTGATTATATCAACAAAAGTTTGTGCCATCATTTCCAATTTTATTTGTGAAATTACCAATCGCTGTTTTAACACTTCCATTGTCGGATTCGGTTGTGCTATTTCTGAACTTATGTCGAAAGGAAAATCTGTCGGAACCCCTTCACAAGATTTTTTCCACGGACTCAATACATGTTTCTGTTCGAAAGAGATTTCAGTTCTGTTGTTTGTTACACCGAATAGTCGTGCTAGGCCTGCTCGTTGTATAATTGAGTGGAGACACCTATCATAATTTGGTATCTCCATATTATACAACATGATGCCAAATTCACCAACTAAATCTTCACCGATCGAATCTATGGTATCTTTCTCGTTTCTAGCGTTACTAAGAACTCGATTTTTCATACGTTCATATAAACATTCTAGCATCGCGGACCATTGGGTTAAGTCTGCTCGATTCAAAATATGCCATCTCGTCTCATCATTAGAATACCACAAACCCGGTGTCCAAATTACTTGCTCTCCAATGATTCCGCCTTCAGAACCCGTTGTGAGTGGTTGTGCTTTCAGTGTTCCATCTTCACCTGTATCTGGATCAAACCAACACCCCGGATCTCCGGGGAACATCAATTCATTTCCCCGCTTGTGTCCATACTCACTACTACCAAGAGTAGAATATACTTTCTCACCAGTGATAGCATCGAAAGGCAGATCATCGCACCAGTGAGCAACAAATTTCCAATTGGTTCCTATCTCTGGAGCAGCATCAATTACGTCACCATAAATCGAACCAACTATAGGAGTTTGATCACCAGATGGACCATTAAGTATAACGCCTCCGCGTCTTTCAGGAATGGCCCTTTTTTGTTGGACTCCGCGATCGCGGATAGAACCCATGTAGTGTAAGTATTGATTCTTCATCCAATCAGAATCTTGATCTGTAGTATTTAACCGATCTGCTACGAAGTATATATTTTCAAGGCCGTCAGCAGGCCTCGTTTTAAATCTACCATAACCACTCGCCCACCACCTTTCCATGTTAGTTCTATAATATAATCCGCTGGGTCCAGGTCTCTCAGAATCACTTCTCACAATACCATTTCGCCATCTAGCATAATCAGAATCAGAACCATTACCAAAATATCTCTGTCTGGTTTGAATCTGTGGATAAAATGGCAACCATGTATCATCACCAATGTTTGGACTATCTTGCCAACCGGTCGGTGGTTCTACAAATCCACAATACCATCTGTTCCAGAGCAGAAGTTCTTCATCAGTCATGAATGGGTTGCTTATACTAGGAGAATTTCCGTTAACGAAATCGGTCGGAATATACCACGCATCACCGCCTGGAACATATGTGTCGTTTTTGTATCCCCAGTCATCAATTGGGTTGGGAAATCCAAACTGATTGTTTGCTCCCCACTTATCTTTAATTGCATGATTCATTGCTGTGCCGTTTGGTGCAGCACAAATTTCATCTCGTCCATGCTTTCCTGTGTAATAGGTTTCAACAAAATTTGGGCCCACATCAACAGGACCATAGTTGTTATGAATTTCCCATACCAATTTATTACTCAACCCAGCATTTTCTACAGCATTTCGTATTCGTTTGAAGTAGTCCGTTAGTTTAGAACCCTCCCAGTCCGGATTGTTAAAAACTACTTCCCATTCAAATGGCCAGTGAGTAGAGTTCTCTTCTGTTCCCGCACAGGTTGCAGAAATCGTAGCAAAGTCCAATGGTGCAAGCATTCTTGCAGATGGACCTGTATCTTTCGCAAACATTGCCGCAAAATACGAATCCATGAAAGCACCTTTGCTTGTTTTGTCACCGGCGGCCCAATATAGCATAGAACCTCTATTGAGGTAAGGAACATATGCACAACCAACCGGATTGTCTGGATATGCTGCTTTATATCGCGTCATACCAGCGACCCAGGCATCGATAATCCATTCTCTCATATCTGTCCAATTGCTTGGTATACTATTAAGAACTGTATTTGACATTTCCAATATATTGCCTGCATCCCTATTCATTTCGATCAAAGTGTACCACGCAACCGAAGCATCAAAAAACGCACACTCCATATCAAGATTGATAGCAATATCATTATCCCACGGTAAACTAAACGATCCGTGTGGACCACCACCGGTCGGGAAATCATTTCCATGCATACCCGATGCGATTGAGTTCGCCGTCCACGGACGACCGGGTCTAAGACCGATCGGATCTCCTAATGTGTCGTTTGTTCTTTGTAGTTGTTCATCAACCCAATCGTTCATCATATTCATCGCATCCTCGGCCGAATTTGGAAACCGATCGTACATGGCACTATCGGTTTCGTTCGCAAGAATCCAATGTGTCAGCAATACGTCATCACGACCCTTTTTAACTTGATCGTGTAAAACAGGATCGTATGCTCGTACCGGCATAGACTTGATGATATTTCCATTCCATACAAATTGCATATGATCAGAGTCTCCCGATGACGTTTTGTGCTTCTGATGCTCGTTGTTCTGTTGTGGATGCTTCACTTGCTGACATTGCAAGCAATCCCTCACTACCCAACGATTCCTGAATACCTGCGATCGCATTCTTTGCTGAGGCAGATACAGTATCTATTGCACCCTGAGCAAACTCCGTGATGCCCGACTGCACTGATCTAACAGCGTTTCCTACTTCTCCGGCGAGTTCATTTGCCTTTGCCTTTGCTTGATTGATTGCATCTGCACCTGCTGCAACAAACGGAGGTGCTTCTGGTAACTCTGGGGTTGGGATCGAGAATGTTCCTGACGGGATTGACGTTCCTTGCTCGAATGCCTGTAGTGCATCGAGTTTACCCTGAAGATCAGGATTTGCAAACTCCTTCATTAACTGACCAGTCCAACACGGATTCGATCGTACTGCCGCGATCAAAGTGTTTGCAGTTCCATACTTCTGTACCATGTCTCTCATGTTGGTTAGATTATCAACTGTTTGGTTGTAACTGTTTAACGCATTGTTTTTTGTTTCGGTTAGTTCACTTGAGAGAGTTGTTAGTTCTTGGACCAGTTCATTTTCTTGGATGTCACCACCAAGGAATGAACCAATTGTTTGTTGGAGTATATTGTTAGACGCACCGACCGATTGCATCAGTGTAAGTCCACCGTCTTCAAGAATTAAATTGAAGTTTGGTCCAAAGTTATCTTCGATCACATCCTGTCCGGGAAGTCGAAGGTTTGCCTTCATGCTGTTGAATGTATCAGACAGACTCACAATATTATTCTGGTTGAAGGCATTGGCATCAAGTGTGTTGACAGCACCAGACATTCTGTCCGTTGCGTCTTTGATGTTGTTGAGAATTCCTGCGTTTGGACTTCCGATTTGTGCGCCGGGTTGTCCGTTCAATTCACCGAGCAAATTGTTCATACTCTGTAGTGCATCAATAGTTGACTGTTGTAGACCACCTGCCTCACCTTCGGGTGGTTGGTTATCTAAGATATTTGTGATAGACAGTTCGTTATCCTCTGCAACTGCCTTCGCTGTGTTGACGATCGTGCCAACGGGGTTCTGAAAGGCGTTGCCAGTCATCACATCGTTGATGATGTCTAGTGAAGTTTGACCAAGATCTTGTGTCTGGGGATCGCACTGTGGATCGAGTGGGTTGAAATCTTCTAGACTTAATGGCATTATCCGGCCCTCACATTTCCTGAACCTGTTGCTGAGTGTCCACATGATGCGGCATCACCTGCACGACATACTGGTATTCCGCCGACTCTAACCATACCAGATCCGGTCACTATAA